GCAGATAAAGCACCATATCCTACACCTGTATTTGAAGAACCTGTAGTATTTGCGTCAAGAGTTAAAGCACCTACTGCTGTGTTTGTTGTCCCTGTAGTGTTTAATGCTAAAGCAGAATAACCAAGTGCTGTGTTATAATTAGCAGTAGTATTAGAACCTAATGCACCATAACCTAGACTACTATTATATGCTCCTGTAGTAGTAGCATCCCCCGCAGCACCTCCAATAAATGTGTTTTGTACACCTGTTGTTATTGCAGCACCCGCACCACTTCCAAATAGTGTTGCCCAAGTAGCAGTAGTTACTGCTGCTCCCGCACTTCTACCAACTGCTGTATGTTCTGAACCTGTAGTATTACTAGCTAAAGCACCTCCTCCGATAGCTGTATTGTTATCGGCTGTGGTGTTTGCACCTAATGCGTTACTGCCTATGCCTATGTTTTCATCGCCTGTAGTGTTTGCGTCTAAGGCTTGTATTCCCATGGCTACGTTGTTCGCGCCTGTGGTGTTTGCTACTAAAGCATTTTGACCAACTGCTACATTGTAATTTGCGGTAGTGTTAGCATTTAATGCTTGAAAACCTAGTGCAACATTTCCCGTACCTGTTGAATTAGCTAATAATGCACCTGAACCAATAGCAGTATTATAAGTTCCAGTTGTTGATGCACCACCAGCATTATCTCCGACAAAAGTATTATCCGTTCCTGTAGTTAATGCATCCCCTGCATTTTCACCTACTGCTACGTTATCCGTTCCTGTTGTTAGACCTACTCCTAACGCACCACTTCCTAATCCTACATTACCTGTTCCACCTGTTAAATCTAAAACGTCAGTAACGGCTGCTCCGCTTCCTGCTCCGTCACAAACAATCATCTTTATTCCGCCATTAGGAATAACTACGTTAGCCCCAGAACCTTGTGTAATAGTTACTGTTGCTCCCGCACTGTTTTGAATAATCCAACATTTATTAACTGTGTTGGGGGCTAAAGTTACAGTACAGGCTTGTGATAAAGAACCTGAAAGAGTAAGTGCCATTGCTCTAGCAGCATCACTGGTGCCATCTTGCATAGTGACAGTTGCTGTAGAAGCATCAGACAGTGATTCAGTTCCACTACCAAAAGCTTCTGCTATTAGTTCTAAATTTGTATTTGTTGTCGTACCCCAAGTTCCTGACCCATCACCTGTGGCCATTTCGTTGAGTCTTAGATCATTTACGTATGTGCTTGCCATTTTTTAAATCTCCGTTTCGATTATATTACCTTTTTACTATATAGTTAAGCAACTTCTTCCCATTCTGGTGTTTGAGAATCTGAAACTGCTGTCCAACTTGGACTTTGACTATCGCTGACTCCTGTCCAATCTGCGTCTTGTCCGGGAATAATTAGACCCCAAACTAGAAGTTGACTCACATGTCCTGTTCCATAAAGCCCTGTAACTGCAATAGTTACATGGGTTGAAGCCGTTATTGTTCCTACTGCACTGGTTCCTGCTAATCCCGTTAAGGAAACAATATTTTCAGTATATATTGTTAGACTACCTAACGCTGATGTCCCAGCTAATCCAGTAGGATAAACATTAGCATCACAAGTAACCGTTTCGTCCCCTTGCGATATTGTAGAAGCAGTACCACTAACACTAGTTAAGGCTACTCCGTTAGCTACAACTGTGCCAAGTGCACCTGTTGCTGCTACACCTGTTTCTGTTACATTGGCATCACCACTTACTGTTTCTGTGCCTAATGCTGTAGTGCCCGCTAATCCAGTAACAGATACATTAGCTGCACCAGTGGCTGTTTCATCACCAACGGCACCTGTTGCTGCTACACCTGTTTCTGTGACATTTGCGTCACCACTTACTGTTTCAGATCCTAGAGCCGTAGTACCTACAACTCCTGTTTCTGTTACATTAGCTGCACCTGTAGCCGTAAGGCTTCCTACTGAACCTGTGCCATAGAGACCTGTTTCTGTTACATTTGCATCACAACTAACTGTTTCTGTACCTAACGCAGAAGTACCTGCAACACCTGTAAGGTCTACAGTTATATTATGTGGTTGTCCCCATGCGCCAGAGCCCCATGTGGACCGTCCCCATCCGACAGCCACTTTTTTACTAAGCTATTCTGATTACAGCGTTACTTGCATCAGCTGTTGGAAAAGATATTGTAAAACTTCCAGCTGTGGAAGTTTTATCTCCTCCAAAATCAAATACTGCAACCGCAGGATCACCTGATGCTGTGTCGTTGTATATCATACAACCTCTAGCCGTAACGGTAGCTGTACCGAAAGTTAAATCAGCAAAATCAGTAAACGCAGTTGTTCCTGAAGTGGTTGGGTTAACATTTGTCAACGCTGCCCCGCCCGCAGTATAGTTTGTTCCTGATGCTTCTTGCGAAGTTGAATATGCAGTAGTTGCTGCCGTCATAGTTGCAGAACTTGTGTATAAAGCCAGCTTAAAAGAGTTACCTCCCGAAGCTTTAAAATTATGTACTGCTTGCAAAAGTTCACTTTTGAAAGAAGTACACATTGCTTGTGTAATTGCCATTATAGTCTCCTAATAATATTTGCTAGGTCTTTTTGACCTTGTTTCTCTAATTGATTACATATTGTACACATGTGATTTTTTATTGCCTCATTCATATAATACGTAATGACGTTTTTGCACGCTTCTCTAAAAGCGTGTGCTTGTGCCCTAATGGGTGCAGGGGCTTCGTCGCTAATAGAAACTAATCTTTTAGTGGCCATTTCCGCAACTTCTTCTACAGTGTGCCCTCTGTAATCTGTCGTAGTAACTCCAAGGTTACCAACTTTTGTTTCTGAATCAAGTGAAAACATTAATACTCCTTTGGTTCTGGTGGTAAATCATTTCTATCTATCATCTGTGGTTTACTAGGTGTTTCTTCTTTAAGCACCTCTGACCATCTACAAGTTTGTATTGTACCCTCTTTTACATACGTAACAACTGGGTCCTCTAAACGGTGATAACCATACAGTTTTTCTTTTATATCTACGTTAGTTTCCAATAAATTTGAACGAGGGGCCACTGATATTTCTATGTTGTTTTCCATACATTTTGCAAGCCAAAACTCACAGCACGCCTTCCCAGACTCAGCATAGTGCATGTTTGTCTTATAAGTAAAATCAACCCCAAATACCGTTAAATTATTTATTTTATTCCATAATGCAAAAGCAATGGCGTAAGCTACTGTGTTATTAAGATAAGCACAACCTAAATCAGCCACTAATGCAGCTAATGGGAACTCTTCTGCGTAAGGTACTCTTTCATCTAGCTCGCATGTATAAATCGGATAATCTGCCCGCGGTAAATATTTCCTCATCATCGGAGTCATGCTTCCCGCATCTTCTGTGTCAAAAAACCTAGACATAGGATCTAGAATAAACGCCCGGTCTATTTCTGGGAGAACTCCGATCATCGCGTTCACCGCCCATACTTCGTCAAACAATACACTATGAACCTGTGATAAATGAAAATCTATTTGGCTTTGACCCATTGCCACAAGTGCAACATTCTTACCCTCTAGGTCTTCGATAGGCTTGTCCAACATTAAGTGGTGGGTATTCTAACTTGATCGTATCTGTATTGACTGTGTGTTCCAGCTCCCTCAGCAGTATTTTTAAGTCTTGCGAGGGCTTCCTGAAATCTTTGTTCGTATGTAGCTAACTCTGCTGGGTCCATTTTCAAAAATATTGAAGCTTCTGCTAAGCAGGCATATAGCAATGTTGTTGGAGCGTTAGTAGATAGCCAAGTAGTTCCGCTATCGGCTCCGTCTGTGATTGATGCTGGTCTGTAGAAATAATGCAACTCAAACGTATAGTTAGCATCAGGAGTTGGTGCTAGGATAAAACTATCACTATCAAATTCCCCATAGTATTTTGGTCTTCCTGTTACTGAACCAGAAGTTGTTGGCTTATAAGATCTCATAAAACTGGTTTGTTTTAAATTAAGAAAATGATATTTATCACTATCTATTACAGCTAAACTAAAAGGAGCTAAGAAATCATCTGGCATTCCTAGATAAGCTGTCCCTGAAGAAGCTGTCCCAGTTACGTTCCTTTTGAAATTGTCTAGCCAAACTCCTTTTAATATCCTTTCTTCCCCTTGCTTAATAATAGTTGTAAGAGTGTCTACAAAAGTAGTTTCAGAACTGTCTACATAGTTCTGTATTGCTGTTTTTAATTGACTGTATGTAAATCCTGTTCCTGCCATTATACTGGTCCTGCTGTTACTTTATCACCACCACCTGTGATGTCTCCTGTTGTGGCGGTTCCACTAGATGTAAATTTATATTCGTTTGCATCTACTACTGTTATTGTATATCCACTTGCGCTCTCAAGTACAGTAGTAGTTATTCCATCAAATGCTTCCGTAGATCTAAACCTAACTGTATCGCCAGTGGTTCTGTTATGTTTGAACTCCGTTACAGAAATTACGCTATTTGCCCCCGCATCTCCACTTCTAAATGGGTTTAATGGTAATAGAGTATTTGCTGGACCTACTGAACATTCAACTCCTCCACCTCTTGTTCCACTTGTCCCGGTACCAGATGAAGCTGTAAAAGTGTAAGTATTATTATAGTAATTCAATATGTTAGTGGTGGGGTTAGCCGTGACAGTTATAGAGTATCCATCTGGATCTGTTATCACACTTGAGGTAAACCCATCAAAAGCGTCTACGTTTCTGAATCTAACCTTATCTCCCGTGCTACGTCCATGATTATCCTCGAACACCGTAATGACTGCACTTCCTTGTGTAGTCAAAAACGGATTATTCGTTAGTAATACTTGAGAAACAGGCTCCGTACGATCTGGTCTTGGATTTAGCACTGCTTCAGGATCTGCACCAATTGGTGGTGGATCTAGTTGAGGTTGTTTTATATCAAAGCATTCAGGACAAGCTTTATACCCATCCCATTGTTCCTTTAACTGTTTAAGACGATACCGTTGACCACAAGTATCGCAGATCCCCCATGTATGTTTTCCCGCTGCAAAGGCCATTCAACCCTTCCTTAAAGCACTTGTCTAGGAGGTAAAAATCTTGAACTTACTGTATCAGTATCCTCGAAAGCTGCTCTATCAAATTCTTCATCATACACTTGCTTCAACAGCTGTATTCTATCTGGGGCTCTTTTCATAGCTAAATAATAAGCTAGGCCTGCTGTCATGCAAGGTAAGAACCTAAACACAGTCTCCATGTTATTTGTATAGTCCCCGGCATCTTGCATTCTAGTTAAAGCGTAATAATAAATTACATCGGTAGAATTTTCAGGGGACGGGTATACATACATTCTCGGTGTTATGTGCCTCTCCAAAAAGAATTGAGTGGGTCTACTTTTACTATCCTTGTTGGGAGTGTAGAGATAGTCCGATCTGCTCAACCTCTGCATTTGATAATCTGTGCTATCACGTTGGATAACCGCAGAAGTAATATCAACTATATCGGTTCCTAGATCATAGTAATTAGTTCCTTCTGTAACCGTGAAGTTACTTTTGGTAATTAACCACTGATTTAACCCTCTATTCGCCCATTCAGCGATAAGTAGATTTAACGAACGACGTGCAGTCTCTAAATCGTACCCAGTACGAAGTTCAAGACCGCATCGTTCGTATGCCTCTTCAATAAGCTCGTCTACACTAAGATCAAATGAAGT